CGTTCTCGCGCACATGCTGATGGGCATCACCCCGGAGGTGCCCGCCGGCGTGTCGTACCTGCTCGATGGGTTCGAAGCCGCGCCGCCGGTCCTGTCGGCGTCGTTCCGCAAGCTCTACGCCGATTATGCCGGGCAGTCCTGCCGGGTGCGGCGTAGCGTCGACAACGCCGAAAGCGATTTTGGTTTCGTCGGCGCGGAACTCGACACCGCAGCCGTGCTCGATTTCTGCGGCAGCGGCGACGGCGCGGTGACCGCGATCTACGACAAGACCCCTGGTGGCATTCGGCACTTCGCCCGCACCACGGCATCGGCGCAGCCGCTGATCGTGCAGGCGGGCGCGTTGGTGGAAATCAACGGGTTCGCCGCGCACTACTCGCCCGCGTCGACGTACTACCTGCAACTGACCTCCGACCTACGCCCCGGCGTGGTCCAGGGGGTCGACGCCGCCAGCGTTCTCGCCTCGTACGTTCCGCACGGCGCGAACACCACCGGATCCACGCTCTACGTCGAAAGCTCGGTGTCGGGCCAGGCGCGTGTGACCCTCGGCGATGCCGACGACACCGCCCTCGCGCGCGGACGTCCGCTCGATAGCGGCGGCTATCTCGATGCCGTCGGCGGTTCCGTCGCCGACGAGGTGCCGGTGTGCCTGTTCGGCGATTTCCAGTTCGCCGCCGGATACCACGGCGTCTACGTCGACGGCGTGCTCGAGGGTTCGACCACCTACGCAGGTACGCCCGCGTCGAGCGTGATGTCCAACCGCATCTGGATCCCGCGGTATCGGGTGTGCACGGTCGGCGACGTGTTGCTCTGGAACGAGACGTTGGGCGCCGCCGACCTCGCGGCGCTCCACGCCGATCAACTCGCGCGCATGGGGGTGTCCTGATGATGTGGATGATCTTCGCGACCGAGGCGGAGGCTCAGAGCTATTGCGATGCCGCATCCGTCAACCTCCCGCGTCGCCCCGGCGACGTCACCCTCGAATGGGATGTGCCGCACCCGCTGGCAAACGGCCAATGGGCGGTGACGCCCGCCGCGCCGGATATCGGCAGCCCGCTCCCCGCGGCGCTGCTCGAGCCCGACGACTGACCGCTCAACCGGAGCCCTGCTCATGACCGATACCGTCACCCTCGAGGCCCGGCTCGCCGAGGCCGAGACGGCCTATCACGCGCTCCTGATCGGGCAGACCGTCCAGGCGGCGGGGCTCGATGGGCGCAGCGTCACCTACACCCCGGCGGATGCCGATAAGCTCGCCGGATACATCCAGATGCTCAAGGTCCAGCTGGGCCGTGGCCCGCGCCGCTTCTTCTCCCCGAGGTTCTGATGCCCACTCCCACCGTTCCGACGCTGATCGACCAGGCGGGCAACCCGCTGCGCGCTCCGCGTGCACGGGCGGATTCCGGGTACTCGACCGCATTCCGCGCTCTCCCGCAAAACGGCTCCCCGACGCTCTCCGCGTGGTTCCCGCGACTGCAGTCGGAGGACGCGTCGTACTTGCCGCGGCGCGACGAGACCGTCGCCCGAATCCGTGAACTCGCGAACGAAAACGGGTTCCTCTCGGGTGCGGTGCAGCGCGCGGTCGACGAGGCGATCGGCGCCAACTTCTTTCTCAACTGGCGTCCGGATCTCGAAGCCCTGGGCCTCGATCGCGAATGGGCGCGGGTGTGGGTCTCCCGCGTCGAGCGCGCCTGGCGCAACTACTATCGCGATCCGCGCCACCCGCTCGATGCGGCGGGCAAACTCGATCTCTCCGGCATCCTCGCGCAAGGGTTTCGCCACCGTGTCGCCGATGGCGAAATGCTCGCCCTGCCGCAGTGGCTGCCCGATCGCGGCATTCCGCAGGGTACGGCGATTCAGGTGATTTCGCCCGATCGCCTCAGCAATCCGCAGTGCGCGACCGACACCGCCACCCTGCGCGGCGGCGTCGAGCTTGACCCCTACGGCCAGCCGTTGGCCTACCACATCCGTGGCGCGCACCCCACCGACATGTGGGGCATGGTCGAGGCCAGCACCTGGACGCGCATCCCGGCGCGCGCGCCCTGGGGGCGCCAGCGCGTCATCCACTTTTTCGAGCCGACCGGCGCGGATCAAACCCGCGGTCGCGGCTACCTCGCTCCGGCGCTCGAAAAGCTCAAGCTGGGCGATATCTACGAGCGCACCGAACTTGAGGCGGCGCTGATCAACGCGGTGTTCGCCGCGTTCATCGAAACCCCGTTCGACAAGACGCTGATGGATGAGGCGGCGGAAGAAGCCGAAGGGCTGGCCGCCTATCAGGATCAGCGGGCGGATTACTCCAATCTCGCTCCGGTGATCCTGCGCGGCGCACGCATCGCGCGGTTGTTCCCCGGAGAGCACATGAACCTGACGCAGGCGGGGCGGCAGAACGCCGCGTTTGCGACGTTCCTCGAAAACGTGCTCCGCCACGCCGCCGCGGCGATGGGGCAGAGTTACGAGCAGTTCTCCAACGACTGGTCGAAAACCAACTACTCGTCGGCGCGCGCGTCGATGCTCCAGGCGTGGAAATTCCTCTACGCCCGGCGCACCACGTTCGCGGCGGGTGCGGCAACGCCGATTTTCGCGCTCTGGCTCGAGGAGGAGTTGTACTCTGGCCGCATCGAGGCCCCCGAGGGAACGCCGGAGTTCTGGCAGGCCCCCGCCGCGTGGTTGCGCGGCGTGTGGGTTGGCCCCGGTCGCGGTTGGGTCGATCCGGTCAAGGAGGCGCAAGCCGCCTCAATCCGCATGGAAAGCGGGCTCAGCACGTTGCAGGACGAAGCGGCGGAGCAGGGGCGCGACTGGCTCGAAATCCTCGATGAGCGCGAGCGCGAAATGGCCGAAATCTCGGCACGCGGGCTCACGTTGGTCGCGACCACCTACGACGACGTCGCGGCGGCACAGGGCGAAAACCCCGACGCCCGCCCCGGCGATCCGCCGAACTCGGAGAATACGCCGCTCTCGGCGCGCATCCTCCGCCTCGAACGCATCCGCGACCGAGCGGCGGCGCGGGCGAAACAGGGAAACGCGGCATGACCTCGCAAATTCAGACCCACCTGTGGGGCCGGTTGTTCAACCGGCCCCTTTTCGTCACGCCGGAGCGCGCGGCTGAACTCGCCGCGTACCTCACGCACCGTGCGGGTGTCGGCGGCATCATCACCGGCCCGGATATCGAAGGCGTCAGCCTCGGTGCAATCCAGGCGGAGAACGTCGCGAAGTACGAAGCGCGCCGGGGCGATGGCGACCGCTACGGCGGCAGTTACGAGACCATCGAGGGCGTCGCGCTTATCCCGGTCGTCGGCTCGATGGTCCAGCGCCTCGGGTGCATGAGTTGGTCCGGCATGGTGGGTTACGACGCGATCAAGGCCGAAATCCTCGCGGCGATCGAGGACGACAACGTCGCCGGGATCCTCCTCGAGGTCGATAGTCCGGGCGGAGAGGTTGCCGGGTGTTTCGACCTGGCGGATTTCATCCGCGCGGCGCGCGACGTCAAGCCGATTTGGGCGCACGCGAACGACGCGGCGTGTTCCGCGGCCTACCTGCTCGCCTCGCAGGCTTCGGTGACGACGACGACCCAAACCGGGCGCGTCGGCAGCATCGGCGTGGTGTGGGTGCACGAGGACTACTCGGGGATGCTCGACAAGGTCGGCGTCAACGTCACCCTCGTTCACAGCGGCGCGCACAAGGTCGACGGCAACCCCTACCAGGCGCTTCCTCCGGAGGTGCTTTCCACCATCCAGGGCGAACTCGACGAACTCCGCGGAATGTTCGCCGCGGCGGTCAACGCCGGTCGTCCTGTGCTCTCTCTCGACGCGATCCTCGGCACCGAGGCCCGCGTCCTCAACCCCGGCGACGCGCTGTCGATCGGGTTGGTCGACGGCGTCATGCCGTTGGACGCGGCGGTCGCCGCGTTCGCGTCTCAACTGGCGGGCTCTGTGCCTGCCGCGAACATTCAAGGAAAGACCATGAGCAAAACCAAAACGTCGCCGTCGGCGATGATTGCCGGTCTGCGCGCGGCGGGAGTGCTGCCGAAGGCCAAGGCCGAGGGCGATCCGCCCGAGGTCGAGAAGGACGATCCGTCGGCGATCGAGCCGACCGACGACACCGAGGAGACCCCGGTGGACGACGGCGAAACCGAGCCCGCCGACGATGGCGAGGGCGAGCCGGTCGACGACGGCGGCGAAGCCGAGGCCCCGATGCCGCCTGAGGACGAGGAAAAGCCCGCCGCCGCGGCGGAGCGCAAGCGCATCTCCGCGATCCTCGGCGCGCCCGAAGCGTCGGGCCGGGAAGGTCTGGCCGCGCACTACGCGTTCAAGACCAGTGCCACCGTCTCCGCCGCCCGCGCGGCGATGGCCGCCGCCCCCAAGGCCGCCAAGGGCAACGCCTTCGCGGCCGCGATGGGCGGTATCGACAACCCCAAGGTCGGCGCGAGCGCCCCGCCGGCCGATCCCGTTCTCGCCGGGTTCGCCGCCGCCACCGAGCGGCGCTACGGCAAGGTCAGCAAATAAGGATTCCGTGATATGACCACCGAAACCTTCGAATTCGACAACCTGATCGCCGGAGCGTTCCCGCCCGAAAACCAGGTCGAAACCATCCTCTCCGGCGAAACCGTCGTCCGCGGCTCGGTCCTGGGCCGCGTCACCGCCACCGGCAAGCTCAAGGTTTCCGCGACCGCCGCGGGCGACGGCTCCGAGGTCCCGGCGTTTATCGCCGCGTATGACCTCGGCGCGCTCACGGCGGACCAGGATGCCGAGGTCTACAAG